ACCAACGGGCAAACACTTTTATGAACTTGCCTACGATGATATAGTTACTCAAGATTCGGTAACGACTGTCGACATGATTCAAAAGACTTCGGCAGCTTTTGGCTTATCTGATAATATCGGCACCAGGGGGGGGATTTATAGGATTGTTGGCACCTTCTACCATGCTAACGATACTCTCCACCATATTATTGGCACTGGAGTTTATAAACTCAGGTTACACCCCGGAACCTTTGGTGGCAAATGGCCTATTGACTCAGATATAGAGGCTCCGCTCCTAACTAAGAAAGAGCTAGAGCTAAAAGCAGTGAAACAAGGGGCGTACATCTTTTCTTGCCAGATTCTTCTTAATCCTGTTGCTAACTCTCTCCAAAATTTCAAAGAAAACTGGCTCAAATACTATGGTGGCTGGTCAAAATCTTACAACGGTAATATCTACATCATTGTTGATCCCGCTAACTCTAAAAAGAAAACCTCCGACTATACTGTTATGATGGTGATAGCTGCGGCTGATGATCAGAATTATTACCTGATTGACATGATTCGTGACCGCCTAAACCTAAAAGAACGCACGGAAAACCTCTTTAAGCTAGTGAAGGCTTACAAAAACAAAGGATTAGTGCGTGTAGGATATGAGCAATACGGTATGCAAGCAGATATTGAGCATATCCGGGAGAAGCAGGACGAGTTAAATTATCATTTTCAGATTAAAGAACTGGGCGGTAAGATGGCCAAAACTGATCGCATTGGAAAACTCGTGCCAGACTTTGAAGCTGGTAAGATTTACCTACCTAGACAGATAATGAAAGTAAACTACGAAGGAAAGATGCAAAATAATGTTGACATCTTCGTAAAGGAAGAATATCTCACATTTCCTACCCCTCAGCATGACGATATGCTGGATTGTTTCGCGCGCATGAAAGATGATGAACTTGGCGTGATATTTCCACTACCCGAAGAAGACGAGCATGACGATAATGTCGATGACTTTCACAATCAAACGCGCAATCCCGTTACAGGCTATTAATGTATAAAAACGAATCACAAGAAACAACCGAAGAAGGTAAAAAATCAATCCTTTCAATTAAGGAGATTCTAGCGTCCGACAATCTAGTTGATGTTCTGGACGATGATGTCTTAACAACGATTTCGCAACAAGTTTTTAACGATTTTAATCAAGATAAAACCTCTTGCTCCGACAGGATGCTGAAGATGAAGGAAGTCATGAAAATTGCCATGATTATTTCCGAGCAGAAAGATTATCCTTGGACTGGAGCCTCTAATATTATTTTTCCCCTTATAGCCAACGCCTGCATTGAGTTTGGTGCTACTTGCTATCCTGAGATTATTAAGGACGGGCAAGTTGTAAAGGCTAAAATCATTGGTAAGGATGACGGTCAGCAAATGTATGACACCGACGGAATTGCAATGACTAATCCAGAGACCGAAAAGCCAATTATGCAAAACGTTGGCATAAAGAAGGCACGAGGAGATAGGGTTGCAGCTGCTATGAACTGGCAATTGATGGAAGAGCAAACTTGGTGGGAAAAAGACACCGATAAACTCGTTAATTCCCTGCCTTGCCTTGGCGATATGTTTAAAAAGACATACTACGACCCAATCAAAGAAATGGCAATTTCTGAGCTTATTTTCCCTGATAAACTTATTATCAACAACGGTGCAAGGGATATTGATTCTGCGATTGTAACCCAAATTGTAGAATTATATCCGCAAGAAATAATGCAAAGAATCCGATCAGAAGTCTTTCTTGATTTTGATTTTGATCTTGAAGCTGAGCAATCAGACAGTACAAGTCAAGAAACAGCTGAAGACTCACTCCAGAATAGCACTAACTCCGACACCAATCTACACTCTTTTTTAGAGCAGCACACTTGGTTAGATTTAGATGAAGATGGCTTCCCTGAGCCTTATATTGTCACAGTCCATAACAACAGTTCCCGAGTTGTCAGAATCGTGCCAAGATTCTCTAAAGAAAATGTAAAATACAACAGCAAGGGCGAAGTAAGGGATATTGCCACCCAAAAATACTTTACACACTACCAATTTATCCCCTCCTCAGACGGTTCTTTCTTCTCAATGGGATTTGGTCATCTTCTTTTGAATATGAACCATGCTATTAACTCAACTCTCAACCAGTTGCTTGATGCTGGACATCTAAGTGTTACTGGCGGCGGATTTATTTCTAAGGGATTCGGTAAGATTAAAGCCGGAAGAATGGCATTAGCTCCAGGCGAATGGAAGATTGTTGATTCCAGCAGCGAAGATTTAAGAAACGGCATTGTACCAATCCCTCATCCAGAGCCATCACCTGTTTTATTCACTCTTCTGGGTGCGCTTATCGAAGCTGGAAAGCAACTAGGCTCACTATCAAGTATCTTATCTGGTGAAAATGCGGGCAATATCCAAGCAACAACCATGATTTCCATGGTTGAGCAAGGAATGAAGCAATTCCGCTCAATCTACAAGAGAATTTACAAATCTGAAAAAGATGAGTTTAGACTTCTCTACGCTCTTAACGAGAAATTCCTCACCAACGAGAAATATGCAGAAATCCTTGATGAGCCTTTGTTGGAAGTCGATGTTAAGGGTGATTTTAATAAGAAAAATTACGATATTTGTCCAGTAGCTGATATTGATGCCGTCACTAACTTCCAGAGGATGGCAATGGCTCAATTCTACATGACATTCCTACAGGATTCCTTCATTGACCCTATTGAGCTGCGTAAAAGAATTTTTGCCGCTGCAAATGTAGAGAATATCGACAAACTTGTTGTTATGCCTCAGCCACAACCAGACCCGCTGCTTCAAATGGAACAGATGCGTCAACAAACTAAAATGGCTGAACTTGAGAGCAAAAGCAGCATAGATATTCAGAAAACGATAGGCGAATTAGAATGGCGAAAAGCGCAAATTACTAAGATGGAAAAAGAAGTAAATGTTTTAGAAACGCAAGCAATGCTGAACCTAGCGCAAGCAGGTAAGATAGCTAAAGACACGGATCTTGCCGCATCTAAAGAACAGCTCGATGTCCTAGACAATCAAATTGATGCAATGAGCAGAGAGCAGATGATTGAGGACAAAAAAGAGGAAAGAGCCTCAAAGAAACAAATGGAATTTGCTAAGATGTATCATAACGCCATAGTAGAAAAGCAATACCTTGAGTTAGAACATCAGAAGCTAGCGATGCAAAAAGAACAAGTGGGTAAAACGAATCGACAATCTAAATTAAAGGGTTCTGTTTAAACCCCATTTGTATTACTGCCCCGCCTTAAAAAAGCGGGATTTGATTAACTTAATTGATAAAATATGAATGAACTTACGCAAAGCGATTTGAAGGCCTGGGCATTTGCTCCCGCTACTCATCATTTCATTAAATTACTTACCGACAAAAGAAATTCCTGCCTAGAGGAATTAGGTAATAATTACCATAAAAATTCTGAGGCAATCCATAGAGCCATTGGAATCTGCCAATCGCTGAAAGCATCCATTGACGCGATAGAATCCTTAAAAGGAGGCGAAGATGACAAATAAATCAAAATTTCTCCCCATAAACGAAGAGGTGCTTATCCATATTGACCGTCCCTTAAAAGGTTTTAAGAAAATTGATGGAGGTCATTGGACAAAAGGCTTTGTAATTATTCCGTTTAGCGAACTGGAGTCTACTGCCTATGCCGAAACTACAGGTATTCTTGTTGAGATAGCAGAGAATGCTTTTCCCAACCTTAAAAAAGCACCTAAAGTTGGTAATCGGGTAACATTTAAGCCGTATGCAGGAATGAATGTCTTCGGAGATGACGACCAATTTTATCGCCTTCTTTCTTGGAAGGAAGTTCGCGCAATTCATCAATCAAAATAATTAAATTATGTACGGAAATTTAGAACAAGATTCAGAGCAGCTAATCACTTCTCCTCAAGAAGAATTGGTTGCAGAAGTAAATTTGAACGATGTTGAAGTGGATTTTAACGACGCTGACGCTGTTGTTAAGGCTCTTCAAGATGAGCAAATCAATTTCTCTAAGGTTCCAAAAGCACAAAGAGAGGTAATTAGACGTGCCTTCATCCAGAAAGAATTGGAATTGGCTTACGAAGAAGGGAATGAAGAGAAAGCTGCCGCCTTGCGGAATAACTGGGCGCCTAAATCTGTTTATGGTGGCAAGAAAGCTGACGGCTCTGAGCGACCTTTTCGAGATTACGAAGAATTTAATCGCATAATCCGCGAAAATGCCCCTGTCCAGAATGAGAGACTAAGAACCTTCTCAAAGGAAATGGAGGAAATGAGACGTGAAAATCGAAAACTCCTAGAAATGTCTCAGATGTCCTTTGAACGCTCAATTTCTAATGATGAAAGGTCTATTGAATCTCAAATCAGAGAAGCTCGCGAGAATGGTGATTTTGATTCCTATGACGCTTTGATGATAAGGAAGCAAGAGCTACAACAAGGCAAACTTTACCTTAAAGAGGATAAGCCTCCAGTGCAAACCGAAGTGCCGTATGAAGTTAAAGAATGGGGTGCTAGAAATCAATGGTTTCGGACAGACCAGCAAATGACACAATGGGCGGTTGCTCAAGAGGATATTTTACAAGAGACTAGACCTGATTTGAATCGATCTCAAAGACTGGAACTCATTTCTAAATCCGCTAAGATTTCTTTTCCTGACCGTTTTCCTGAAGAAAATACTAAAGCAACAGTTTCATCCTCCAGAACATCTGGTTCTTTTTCTCCAAATAGAAAAGTCGAATTTGGATTTAGTAATCTTCCTGAAGTTGAAAAATTACAAGCTAGACAAATGATTCGTAACGGTGTCTTCAAGGACGAATCTGACTTCATAAAGTCTTATAACCAACTTAAAAAATAAAAATTATGCCTAAAGGAATCCCTAAAAATAAATTGATTAATCAACCTGAAAATAAAATGACAAATATACTTGACAATAAAAATGAGATATACAAATTATCTGGAATTAGCACAATAAAAGATGCACCTGTTGCTAGTGCAAAGGTTAAGGATAACGATGATGAATATACTACTTCCCCAGATGGAAAGTATAAAGTCCCGAAGCCAAAAAGACACTTTGATTTCCTTGAAAAAGCTCCGTCACGAATACCATACATAACCGATCCTGCAATTCTTGCAGACTACCATATTTATTGGGCAACTGATGAGAAGCCCCATACTATGTTAGATATGGGTAAAATGGGATATACTTTCGTGGACAATAATAGACCAGGTTTTGAACACGCGATTCCAACCCACTCTGGTTATAGACAGGATAACTCACCTTACATGAGCTATTGCTTCTATATGTCAATGTCTGAGTATAAAAGGATTCAGGCAATCAGACAAAAAGCTATTGCAGACAAGGAACAAGAAAATTTACAACTATCTTCATCAGAAGATAAGGGATTGTATGCTACGGAGCAAATGAAGCTCGGTGGCATGGTGGCTCCAAAAACACACTAAGATTTAATTGATAGGTTTTTTACTCTTTTTTCACTTCAGCAAAAAAGAGTCCTGATGAATCCTTTGATGTTCTTCTTCTAGTTAATTTCCCTAATTTAAATTCATTATATTTTATGACTAACTCAACTGCGGCTTACGGTCTTAAGCCAATTAATAACGATGGGATTCTTCGCATCACCCCTTACTACGTTCCAGCATCCTTAGCTTCTCTTGGTATCGGGACTCCTGTTGTAAGAAGCGGCACTTCTAATGCAGTCGCTATTATTAACGGACAGTCTTATCCAATAGGAAGCCTAGCTTCTATTGCGGTCGCAACAAGCGGCGATGGCAATAAAGTGACTGGTTCTATTGTGGGATTTGAATTGATTCCAACAAATTTGTTTAGAGCTGGAATTAATTCTGCTTCAACTGAGCGCGTTGCTTACGTTGCTGACCATCCTCTTCAAAAGTTTACCATTATTGATGATGGCGCAAATCTTTTGGCTATTACTGATGTTGGCTTAAATGCTAACCTTACCGTTGGAACCGTCAATGCTTTCACTGGTTTGGATTCATCAACTCTTGATACCTCTACCCCTGGTACAACCTCTACTTTCCAGCTTAAAATTCTCAGATTGTTTAATCGAGAAGGTAATAAATTAGCTGTTGGAGCTGAATGGGTAGTTATGATCAACAATCATACAGATGCCAACGTAGTCGCGGGCGTTTAATTATTAATTTTAAAAAAATCTAAATTATGTCTAATATTATCATTAAAGGGGATTTTCCTTCTAACACAATCAAGAATTACGTCACTAAATTCTACGGCGAACTTGATATGGGAGCTTCTCAATGGGAAGCGTTATTTGAAAAAGGAACTTCTGATCGTGCTTCTGAAACAGAAGTGCTAACGGATAACTTCACAGTTATTCCTGCTAAACCAGAGGCCTCCAATATCACTTACCAATCAGCGTCTCAACAATTCGCTACTATTTACAACCACGACTCATTTAGTGGTGGTTTCCAAATTAGTAGAGAAGCTAAAGATGACGGTAAGGAAATTGATCTCATGAAGAAATACATGGCGGGATTGGCTACAGCGGGTCAAAGAACCAATGAGTTCCGAGGTGCGAATATTTTCAATCGCGCCTACAACAGTGCTTACATTGGTGGAGATGGAAAACAGTTAATCTCTCTTTCTCATCCAACTAAATCAGGCGATCAAGCTAATACCTTGCCAAACCAAGTTGCAATGTCTGAGGCTTCTTTGGAAGACTTGAACGTGCTTGCTCTTAATATGAAGGACTACAATGGAAACATTGCTAATATCTCTACTAGGAAACTGGTTGTGCCTACAGCTCTTAAACACGAAGCAGAAAGGATTCTCCGCTCTCCCCTTCGCGTTTCTACTGCTAACAACGATTTGAACGCTATCATGACTTTAGGCGATTTCCCTGAAGGCTTTGTTGTGAACAAATACCTAACTTCTTCAACCATGTTTTACGTCCTAACGGACTGTCCGGATGGCTTGAAATACTTCGAGAGAACTGCTCCTACATTTTCTTCCGATAAGTCTTTCGAGGCAGAAGTTAGCAAATACAAAATTTTCTTCAGAAACTCATTCCTATGGACTGATTTCAGAGGAATTGTTGGTTGCGGTAACATCTAGTTAAATCTATGATCCTATTGGGTAAAGGGGGGTGAAATTCCCCTCATCATTAATCTTAAAAAATAAAAATTATGCCTACTACAAATTTCCCTAATGGCTCTACAAATGTGACCGCGCAAAGCTGCACTGGTCAAATGATCCAGCAAGACCCAAGTGTTATGCACACTTTTTTTACAGATTTTGATACTTATGCCGCAGATAACTGGATAGTTAGCGAAACTGATGCTGCAGCAACTCAAGCCCTAACTGATGCCGATAATGGTGTTTTATTAATCACCAATACCGCCACAGATAATGACTTGGTAGCTATTCAAAAAGTTGGTGAATCATTTACTTTTTCTGCAAATAAACAATTATTCTTTAAAGCGAGATTTAAAGTCTCGGATGCAACTCAATCAGATCTTGTTATTGGTCTACAAATCCTCGACACTACCCCGCTAGCTGTTTCCAACGGCGTTTTCTTCATTAAAGGTGATGGAGTCGCTACTATGGATTTCAAAGTGGGTGCTTCTAGCACTTTCTCTACAGCTTCTGCTGTCGCTACCCTAGTAGATGATACCTACATCACCGTAGGATTCTATTATGACGGTGGGCTTAGTGGATTTATTAACTACTTTGCTTCTACAAATGCAACCAATCCACTCTTTATAGGAAGATTAGCCGTAACTAACCTACCGACTACAGAATTGACGGTTTCATTCGCCATCCAAAATGGTGAAGCTGTTGCTAAGACTATGTCTATTGACTACATTTTAGCTTCTAAAGAAAGATAACAATTTGTCGGAGGGCTAATAACCCTCCGATGTATTTTAAAAAAAGCCATGCTTCCTATCAGATATAGTTTTACACCAGCTAACGCAGACCTTACTGGTTTTGCAAGCAACGTCACTGGCGCAACTTGGACACTAACAGCGACTGCCGCAACTGATAATCTTGCTCACCGAATTTCTATCCGA